AGGAAGATGTATCGGAAATGAAGGATGATATAAAACTCATCAAAGAAAAGCTGTATGAATAAACTTCTACTTATGTTGCTTCTCTCATCAATCCCCTTAACAGCAAAGGGTCAATCCTCAATAGGAGTTGATAACTTTGATTGGGAGATACGAAGAGGCGTTACTGTAGTAGAGTTTTGGGCAGGATGGAATAGGGGTAATGAAATATTATTTTTACATGAGTTAAATAATTGCAGGGCTTATAGATATATAATAAGAAGAGATAGGTTACTTTTAGAAAGATTTAAAGTATCCGCAGCTCCAACACTAATAGTTTTTAAAGACGGAGAGGAAAAATTTAGGTTTGCTCCAAACATTATGTTAAAGGTAACCGCGACTAGAGAACAAGTACAATCAGCTATCAACGATTTATAATTAAAACAATGATTACCATTTGCTCATCAGTAGTATTATCAACAGTAATATTAAGCTACGTTTACTGTGGAGGAAGATAAGTTAAACATATCGGAAGGCTCTAAGATTAATCTAGATATAAAAACTCTTATTAGCATTGTCATAGGTATTGTTTCTATGGCAGGGATATGGTTTACACTTACTGCTGAGATAGCTCAACTGCAACTAGATGTGGTTCGTATGCAAGACGCTGTAATTCTTAACGAAGAGTTTAGAATAAAGTGGCCTCGTGGTGAGATGGGTGCATTGCCTGACGACGCAAAACAAGACCTTAGAATTTCGTATCTTCAAAAAGATGTAGACTACCTCAGAACTGTGGTAAAAGAATTAGAAATAACCCAAGCAAAAAATCAAGTAGATGAGATTAAGTAAGAATTTTGTATTGTCTGAAATAACGCATAGCAATACAGCTAAAAGATTAGGGATAAAAAATGAACCTACGAAAGACCATCTTAAAAATCTCCAACTCCTTGTCCGAAGTGTGGTACAGCCTGTTCGTGATGGGGTTGGTGCTATCAGGGTTAGTAGTGGTTATCGCAACCCGACACTCAATGAGGCGATTAACGGAAGTTTTCGCAGTCAGCATTGTAAGGGTCAAGCGGTGGACATCCAACATTGGTCAAAAGGTCAGATGGATAATAAAAAAATTTACGACTATATTCTAGATAATAATATTGAGTTCGACCAAATGATTAATGAGTTTGATTACTCATGGATTCATATATCTTACAGTGAGAATAAGAACCGTAAACAAGTGTTAGAGGCTTATAAGGACGACAACAACAAGACGGCTTACAGACACCCAAACGACAATATAAAAGCATTATGATAAAAACAATTATACAAAGCCTCGTAGGACAAGCTTCTACAATTATTGACGAAGTAGTTACTACAGATGAAGAAAGAATACAGCTTAAGCAGCAGTTTGAAAAAGCTGTTAAGGAACATGAGAAGGATATGTTTGCCCTCGAAGTTAAAGACCGAGATAGTGCACGAGAGATATATAAAGATGATGCTATTATACAGAAGGTATTAGCGATAATATTTACAGTAGCATATTTCTTTTTATCATACACAATGTTTAAGTATTTTGTTTTAAATACTTTAGAGCTTTCAGATTATGAGATTGGATTTATTAGTACGGTGTTTGGAGCTATGAGTAGTAAGGTAAATACGATAATTGATTTCTTTTTTGGTGGCTCTTCAAAAAAGTAAACCATGAAAAATTAATTTGTATCTTTGCTGTACTAAATTAAATCAAATGAAAAAGTTAGAACAACAAGAGTTAGACACGCTACAAGAGTCTATGAAGAAGTACAATGAATGTAAGATGCAGTTGGGAGAAACTGTCTTACGTCAGCAAGCTTTAATGATGCAGGTTACAATGATTCAGAAGGAGTCAAAATCTTTCGAGGATTTATTGATAAATAAGTACGGTCAAGACTCAGTGATAGATATGAAAACCGGAGAGGTAAAACCTTCTGAAAAAAAATAAGATATGCCAAAAATTAGCTCATATAACCAAGCAGCACCCGCAGAATTAACGGATAAGTTAATAGGTACAGAAACTTCAGCTCTTAATGCTACTAAAAATTTCACATTAGGTGGCGTGCTAGCTTTATTTAATAGTGCTAGTATTCCCTCGACTTTAACATCAACAGGAACTAAAGGTCAGATTGCTGCAAACGAAACACATTTATATATATGTGTGGCCACTGATACTTGGAGAAGAGTAGCTTTATCTACATTCTAGAGTTATGGATATTAGAAAAATATCTGTAGGCCCTGACTACAAGTCGGGAGCTATGCATTACCTTGTAGGACAGGATATACTTAACAGCTCTCACAAGATACACCTTATTCAACAGGATAAGGATTCTCAATCTATAAAAGTTTGGATTCAGAGGGAGGACGAGATTCTTCTTTGGAAAGAGTTCAACTCAAATATGCCAATTTCAATCGAGTACAATATAAATTTTTAAGATGAGCGAAGACCAAAAAGAAGCCCTAGAGCAACTTAAGAAATCAGAAGAATCAATGAATGATACATTTGATTCATGGGTAAACGACTTAGAAGACCAAGAACAGCCTGATGCTTGCAGCATTGATGACGAGGACTGTGAAGCCTGTGGGTCGTAATGAAGTCTCCATTTAACTTTATTGTACGCCCTTTAGAAGGGAAGAGATATAACAACACCAAGAGTATTGGTGGGATGGAGTTTGTGGTTAGCACATCAGAGGAAGACCATAAGTTCTCTAACCGAGAGGCTATTGTTGTCGAGACACCTGTAGGATACACGGGGGATATAAGAATTGGGGACACACTACTTGTGCATCACAACGTGTTTAAGTTTTACAACGACATGAAGGGTAGGCGTAAGAGTGGTAAGAGCTACTTTAAGGACGACTTGTTCTTCGTAGATAACGACCAATTTTATTTATACAAGCAGGATGGTAAATGGAATAGCCACGATAGGTTTTGTTTTATAGAGCCTGTAGCTGTTGTAGAGACTTTTATAGATAAGTCGTGTAAGTACGAACCCTTAATAGGTCGCGTTAAGTACCCTAACGATTACTTAAGGTCAAAGGATATAAAGGAAGGTGACTTAGTTACCTTTAGCCCTGATAGTGAGTATGAGTTTAAGGTGGATGATAAAACCCTATACAGAGTATTCGACCATCAGGTAACCATGAAGCTATAGTATGGACTCAACAGATTTACGCAAGGAGATTATAGAGGCAGGTTATAAAGCTGTAAAGCAGCTTATTAAGGTTGCTAAGGAAGATATTATAAAGCCCGACCCTATGGATGAGCTTGCTGCAGATAAGTTAAAGAACGCGGCGGCATCAAAAAAGCTTTCTATATTCGATGCTTTTGAGATATTAAAAAGAATTGATTCAGAGCAAGAAACTTTAGATATAGAATCTAAAGGCCCTAATAGAACAGATACTAAACAAGGATTTGCAGAACGAAGGTCAAAATAACTTATATCGTGTTATCCCCGATTATATCCCATCAAGGCCACTATCAAAAAAGAATGGTAGCCGAAGTTGGTTGTATGGGTACAACGAGGAGTATGACTTTGTGAACATATCCAAGACAGGGCAGATAGGTGAGGTAGTTGAAATCTCAGGACTACGAATAGGATTACCGCCCGCACCTAAAGATTGCTACAGTAGACATAAAGCAAAATCACAGCAGTATTGGGAGCGTGAAGAGTTTCCAAAAGAACTGCAAAAAATAAACTCTATATTTCAATGGAACGATATGCCGTCACCTTTTAAGGATAGATGGGTTGATTATATAGAGTCTGAGTTTGATAGAAGGGAGGAGGGTTATTGGTTTATGAATCATGGAGACCCGGCCTACATAACAGGTTCACACTATATGTATCTACAATGGACTAGTATAGATGTAGGCTATCCCGACTATCGAGAAGCTAACAGGATATTCTTTATTTTTTGGGAGGCATCAAAGGCTGATAAGCGTTCTTTTGGTATGACGTACCTTAAGATTAGGCGTTCAGGATTTTCTTTTATGGGGTCCTCGGAAGCAGTGAATACAGGTACACTAGCAAAGGATTCTAGGGTAGGTATACTATCTAAGACGGGTTCTGATGCTAAGAAGATGTTTACCGACAAGGTTGTTCCCATCAATAGTAGGTTACCTTTCTTCTTTAAGCCAATCATGGATGGTATGGATAAACCAAAGACAGAGCTTGCTTTTAGGATTCCTGCATCTAAGATTACTAAGAAGAACATGTACGACACTGAAGCTGAGGAGCTTGAGGGATTAGATACCACAATAGATTGGAAGAATACTGACGACAACTCGTATGATGGTGAGAAGTTGTTGCTACTAGTACACGATGAGAGTGGTAAATGGATTAAGCCCAACAACATCTTAAACAATTGGCGCGTAACAAAAACGTGTCTGCGTTTGGGTAGTAAGATTATTGGCAAGTGCATGATGGGCTCTACGTCAAATGCATTATCTAAGGGTGGTAGCAACTTCAAGAAACTATACGAAGACTCTGATGTAAATACTAGGAATGCCAATGGGCAGACTAAGAGCGGTATGTACGCAT